AAACTTTAACCACATACCTATTATAGCCGCGATTATACTAAGTAGTTCAAATTGAGTTAGCGTATCCATTTTTAGCAATTCCATTTTCTCAGTGCAAGTGCCTTACGAGTCGGTTTTCCATTGGGCTTTTTCATTGGCCCTTTGACGCCGCTCATACGAGCACAAAAACTCTTTCTCCTCTTTGCTGCTTTACTTCCAGCTTTAAGCTTTGAGGGCGGGGTTGTTACAGCCATTTTAAGCTTGCTTCCCGTCTCTTTATTATACTTGTTTACTCCAGCCTGCGTAAGCCCGCCTTTAGGGTCTTTATGCTTCCCCATTTTAAGTCGGACTCGTCCACCCTTCTTGTAAGACTTGCAAGCTTTCATAAATACAAATATAAGTATTAAGCAAGAAGGTCGTCCTCCTCCTCTGGAGTCCACTCTATCTCTTGTAGAATAGGCAGTATGTCTCTATATGTGTATTCAGTAAGCCTCAATGCAGAGATGCTTTTCGGTGTATCTCCATTATATTTTAATACGAATTTAGTGCCGTCAATAGAGTACCTCAAGTACTCGCGTGTTTCTAACACTTCATTAAAGTCTACTAACTCTATATCATTAGACGGTACAATGACGTATTTTCTATCCCCTTTAGTACCCATACCTTGATTTTGTAGCGTTAAAATTCGACAATACCTCAGCGTCTGTTAAAGTGTCGGCATACACTAAAGTTTGAGCGAACGAACCATTAGCAAAATTACCACCTGACAACGCAAAGCCACCATGATACTTATTTCCTTGGCTAGAACTGTATTTAGCCCTATATCCTAGACCAGATCCTGACCCACTGCCAGTCCCGTATGATGATGTCTCTACACCCTGAACATAAATTTTTATGTTTGACGTAATGTCCGTTATTGTATCGCCAGGTATTACAATAGTTACATTGGCCCAACTTCCTAGGTAGCTAGAAAACCCTGCAGCTAATGTCCTCCTGTCTCTTCTGTCAGCAGAACTGTATCCTCCGTTACCATCAAAAATGTAGCAAATAATCCTTCCGTCCGACGCTATTAAGACGTTTACTCCTTGATAATACCTATACCTATTGCTTGTCGCCTCCGAGGACGTGACAGACATGTTATTATTAAAACACCTAAAATGTCCAGTACCTGTCTTGACCCACATTTGTATAGTCATGCCCCCATAAGAAGCGAGGTTTCCATACGTCCTTGATATCCCACTTGCGCCTACTGCATCTAGCTCTCCTGAATCTTCTCCAACCCTCATTGGGGCGGCATCATCATAATCGAACTTGATCGCATCGTCAACCCCATCAAAAGAAAAAGAACCTCCACCTTCAGTAGAGCTGTAAGTCGGAGCCCCCCTAAATGTTCCGTCAACATTATTCGACGTTAGATCGTACCAAGTGGTTCCTGAACCAGAGTAGCTGTTAGAATCACCTGCATCTAAGTGCTGAACCAGGTTGGTTGTAATAATTGACGAAGTAGATTCAAATTCAAGGCTATTAAACTTACCTATACTTGACTTAGAAACACCGTCTATGTTTTTTATTGACGCAGACGCTACACTATTTATTTTCGATATGTTCGCCATATTATGCGGTTATCTCGATGAAGTCGTTAGAAGGGTTGAACCAAATCTGTCCGTTTGTACTATCTAAACAGTAACCGACAATCCTGACTACATCATTGTTGCCAGAGGGAGCCGTGCCAGTAATGTTCCCTGCCGTAGTGGATACATACAGTTCGTCAGCGATAGTCCCTGGGTCGTGATCCAAGGTAAACATCCCTCGTAGCAGCATACCGTCCACGTCTGGGTCCGTTCCTAAAGCAATGGCGAGTAAACACCCACCAGAAGTCGCAACGGCATCAGCGTCAGCCGCCGCCCAAGCACCGTCAGACTTATAATAACATAGCTCACCTTGAGTAGTACTACCAGTTCCGATTTTAACTATATCTCCTTGAGCAGTAAAGTTTGTACTAGCTGTCTTATTGAATAGGTTCTTTTCAATAAACACCCCTGTGTCGCTTGCAGTCAGTCTTGCGGAGTTGTTTGTAACCAAACTCACCTCACCGTCTGTGCCAAAACTGACGAAGTCGTTGTTGGACGTGTCACCTACATTACCATTGACACTTACATTGTTGCTGCCCACGTCAACGTTTCCTGAAACCTCTACACCTGCGCTAGTGACGTCAAGAACGACAGAGTTGTTGACTGCCATCCGAATGACATTGGATGCCGCCCCAAAGTCTATGTACTCTTGATCGGACGCCGTACCCACCTTTAAATTAGCATTAAGTACCGATGTAATTGTTGTCTGTGCTGCGTCAACATCAAAGTCTACACCCGTCAGGGTAAGGCCATCTCCAGCCGTATGGACAGGGATGTCTGAAGTCAACGCCATCGTACCAGTTGCGACTGGGAGTGTAATGACTGGATTTGTGTTTGAGTTGTCCGCTGGTGCTTTTATTGTAGTAAATGCACTGCCGTTGTCAGACGCCTCATAAATTCTTATTTGACCAGGGTCTGTTGAAGCTGTCCCTAGCACCTGTACGGCTCCTTGGCCTAAACGTAAGTTAGCAGAGGAAGTTACTGCTGAAGTGCCATTGCCTAAAAGAAATAGACCAGAATCAAGAGTGGTTCGACCAGTACCGCCCTTAGACACTGGTACAGTAGGTATGTTATTTATATCTATTGTAGCTGTTCCGCTTATATCGTTATCCCACCTGTAGTGCTCCGCTGCGACATAGTTTGTTGCCGCGTCGTGGTCAACCGTAAACGTAAGATCGTAAGGATCACCGTCTGAACCATTGGATGTATCAGTCCAATTAATGTCAATTCCGTCCCCATCAATAAACTTTACCTCTTTCCCGTTAGATATAGTTACTTCGGTTCCATCTCCGTCTTCTAATTGGAATGTAGTAGCGGGTCCATCGGCCCCTGCAACTCCAGCCCCGATCTTCTCAACCTCAAATGTTGCTTCTGTAACAAAAATTGATCCATCCACGGTAGATGTGTCGTGAGCACAGACGTTGACATAATCGTTAGCTGATAAAGCAACAACTCTACTTATGTTAGCAGAACACTCGTCTGATCCGTTTGAGGCCCGTATATACCCGTAAGACTCCCCAAGAATCCTAACGTCGTTTACGTTAAATGAAACAGACGGCGTATTCCTTGACACCGTTGACGTAAACGTCATGTTTGCTGTCAATCGATATAGCCCTGCACTTGCTGCCGTGATTTTGTGAGTAGTAGTATTTGAAGTTAATTCAGACCCGTCATTGTCTTCCTCAGTATCAAACTTCACTATAACAAAGCTCGTGCTGTTAAAGTCTTGAGCACTGCCTCCACCATTCAATACTGTGCTCCCCATCTTAAGACGGGCATAGTTTATATTGCTACTCAGGTCCCCAGTGGCGGCAATCGTTATACCTCCGTCGGCGTTGGTAATAGATATGTTACTCCCTGCAGTTAAAGTTGACGCCGCTGGGCCGCTTGTGCCGCCTATCAGAACGTTTCCATTTACAGACATGTCGGCAGTAGACAATGTGTCTGTTCCTGAGTCTTGAGTAATTACGACCGCCTTGTCATTAAAAGTAGTGGTCCCTGTCCCCCCTTTTGAAACTGGCACGGTATCCGTAAGAGTGCTGCCAGCTGCAGCAACAGTAATTGCAGTAGTACCATCGAAGTTTACCCCATTAATGGCTCTAGCGGTAGCTAGTTTTGTGGCTGTTGCTGCGTTTCCAGTGCAAGATCCTGAAGACCCTGATACATCACCAGAAATATTAGCTGAGATAGTATTAGTGTTTGCTGCGTAGGTAAGTGCGGACTCAACCTCTACGCTTTCATTTCCAGACAAGGCGTCAACAAAAGTTATGTAATTCGTACCCGCTGCTGCAGCAGTATCAGTAATTGTAACTGTAGTTGCAGTAGTTGCAGTATTTGCCGTACCTGAAGTGTCCTGGTCTCCCGCTGCGTTTACACCAGGGAGGTTGATGTCACTCGTACCGTCAAAGCTAACTCCGCCAATACTTCTTGCAGTTTGTAAGGCCGTAGCTGATGAAGCGTTTCCAGTAAGGCCAGCCGTTATCGTCCCTGCGGCAAAATTTCCACTCCCGTCTCTAGCGACTATTGCATTAGCCGTATTTGCGTTTGTGGCTGTAGTATCGGAGTTTGCAAGAGTGCCAGTGATTGAACTGGCCCCAAGGTCTACCGCAACCTCTGTGCTTTCGATAACAAGACCTCCATTTGCCTTTAGATCAACAGCGAATTCAGTTCCCGCAAGATCGAGGCCATCTCCTGGAGTATATGTCGTATTGGTATCTGCGGTTTGATTGACGTAGGAAAGGTTTCCAGACCCATCCGTTTTTAAAACCTGTCCAGGGCTACCGTTTGATGCGGGTAGAGTAAACTGTACATCCCCTGAAAACGCGCTGTGTGCTGGAGATTGAACCGTAACCTTATGCGCCGCAGAACTCTCACAGTAGAAGTCAATCTTACCTGCACTGCCTGTACCGCTTAAGATTTCTACGTGACCGTCAGAAACCTTCACCCCGCTAGAAGAACTGGCGCTGTCGATAACAACTTTACCACTCCCGTTAGGCTTAATATCAATGTTGCCGTTAGATACGCTAACAATGTCATTGCCGTTTACATCCAGGTCCCCGCCAAGTTGTGGGGTGGTATCAGAAACAACATCTGAAAGTCCACTACTAGAACCGTCAACATAAGCCTTTACTGACTGTTGTGTTGGAACCTTAGTATTAGAGTTAGAAGACATATTGTCCTCGTCTAACACCCAGCTGTAAGAGCTTACATCAGTGACCGCAGACAACTTAGAGAGAATATAAGTCCACACTCTACTAATTGTCGATTTTTTGGTAGATGCTTGAGTTCCAGCCGCTCCGTCATCGATAAGAAAAAGGTCTGCATCAGCAAGATCCTCACCCATAGCATTACCCTCGGTGATGTCTACGTCCTTACCCTTTACCAGACGGTATGTGTCTGAGTCACCAAGTTGTTTTATAATTCCTCCTAATCTAACTGACATTACGTTTCTACGGTAAGGGTGAAGGATGCGTTTGTGTATTGCTCAGGGCTTTGAAAAACCTTGTATGTCTCGACATACCCACTACTGTTTGTCACACTGACATCAGAAAGAGGCGTAAAGTCGGTTGGGTTCGGCCCTATCTTAAAGGTCGGGGATCCAGATAGTCTGCTCGGATAGCAGTAGTAGTAGTACTGCGTGCCCGATGTAGTAACACTGGTCTCAGATAATGAAAAGTTGCTGCCAGTAAACGGACTGTTAGAAAGACCGATAATCTGTGATGAGGTCAAAGAGCTGTTGCTGCTACCCCCATGAAAGACCCTGTTCTTAAAGTAGAACGTGGCCGAAGAAGTGTCTTGTGTAGTCCCGTCATTTGCTGTGAGAGAAAACTGAAGGGTCTTTCTTTGAGACGAGTCCCAGCTAGTGTCGTTGGGGTAGTAGACGTCGAAGTCAGCCTGTGACGTGCCGTCCCTAAAGTCCACCAGGGTTTGTGGGGTTCCCGCTGTCAAATCTGAAGTTTCTATAGTAAGAGCACTACTTCCCCATCCTTGACTAGAGCTCCTATTGCTCACAGAGATAGTGTTCGTCCCAGAAAGCGTACCCCCAGCAACATTGTTGTAATTGGCATTAAACCCCTGACAGTTTTCCTTAAATATGTTCGTTGTTGCCCCAATTTCATAAGTAGTGCCAGTGCTCACTGTGCTGCCAGATGAGTCTTGAAGGACAAAGCCAGTGACGTCTAGAGTCAAGATCGTGCTTCTGCTCATCGTAGCCCTGTATATCGCTGTAGACCCTGAGTTCAGGCCATATAAAAAAGCTTGACTGCTAGTGGCGGACTCGTCAAATAAAAGTTCGTAATCAACCCCACCAATGGTGAAGTCAGCAGCTGACGTAGGTTGCGCTGACGTCACGTTTACCTTCGAGGAAACCTTAGCCGTGTTGGTGGCGACAGAAGAGTTGTTCGAAACCTCCGTATCAAAGTCTGCGATCGTAGATGCATCCTGAGTGCCTGTGTGGTTGGCCCTGGCCTTGAGGTTGGCGTCGGTATCGTTGGCCGTGGCGCTAATGGCGATGCCATTTAGTTTCGTGTGGTCTGCATCTGTAAACACGTTCGAGTCTGAGGCCGACTCAACAAGAGTTTTAATCTCAGATGCAGTTTGATCTGCAGTGGCTCCTGATTCAACCCCACCCAACTTGTCAAAAAGAGCCTTAGTCATTACACCAGCCTGACTTGTTGAGGCGGCTGCAATAGTGGCGTTGCTTCCCGTGCTAGACGTAACCTCTACCTGGGTCTCACTAGCACTTCCTATGCCCAGATTCGTATTCCCAGAAGGGGCTTCAACCCAAGTTAATCCTCCAGTATTTCCACTTTGAGCACTAAGTAGATACCCGTTGACAGGGCTATTAGAAACCTTTAGATTATCCTCGTCAACTACATTTGAAGATATAGTAGACACAGACTCAGCTGTTGAGGTGACCTCACCAGTTAGATTGCTGCCAGACCCAGTGGCTCCAGTATCACCTTTTGGTCCTTGAAAAATAATAGCCGAAACAGTAGTTACTGCAGGACTAGATACAGAGACTTGGTTTATTTCTACTGGACCTACCGTTACATTATTTGGAGATGTGGTCGATATGACTACAGTTTCAGCCATCAAGTAGTAATATCTGCGTTCACTCTAAAAGTTCCGTACAGGTATGTCTTTACTTTACTGGCAGAATCTACATCAGTGGCTGAATCTGTGTTTTGCAAGTCATAAACGTACAATCCTGGCGTTAACGCATTCATTTCACCTGCCGTTGCCTCTATTGTCAACTTAGCATTGACACCTGCTGAATTAGCCGATCTAACATAAGAAAAAGCGGTGTCAGCAAGAATTGAGCTTGGGTTAGACCCAGCTGAATTATCAGAAGACTTTACGTCCATCTTCCATGTAGCGGACGGTATCTCTGCCCCAAAATCCACTCCCAAGGAGAAGCTGTCCCCTTTTCTGCAAATAATATCGAGTCTAGCTGCTGTATCTAGATTAACTGTCTGCATTGTTCATAATCTGATTTATAATGTCCTCAGGAGAGTCGTCTTTAGACTCATTCATAGCTTCTGGCAGCTCTCCTCTTTCACCTTGCCTTTGTGAGACCAACTTACTCTGCTCCACCGCCTGCTTCTTTACCCTCGTGTCTTTCCTGTCCTCTTTTAGAACCTCTAGCTTCTCCCTGAACTCTTGCTCCTCTGTCCTAAATCCAAGCGTGGCCTGAGCCTTAATCATTTCAATCTCTTTCCTGTGCTCATGCTTTAGAACCTCCATTTGAGCCTCAATTTGAGACTTCATTTGCTGCATTTGAGCGTCTATCTGAGCCTTCGCTTGCATCTCTTGAAGCTTGGCTTGACTAGCCGCCTGAGCTGACTGCACTTGAGCTTGAGACTGCATTTGGACGTTCTGCTGAGCAATCTGCTGATTGGCAGCCATTCTTTTCTTACGACGGATAACTAGAAGGCGTTCAGCCTGATTTATATCCTTTAGCTGCCTAATAGCTATGGCATCCTCAATGTCTAGCTCCTTTTGGGACAGAGACACCTGAATATTTTGTTCTAAATATTGCTTTTCAATATCCTCCATCTCTTTGACTACCTGTACGCCAAAGTTGTACATAGACAGCCTATTGAAGGTGCTTAGAATACCGATGTTCTCTGACCCTATTGCGTTTTCGTAAGCCCTGTATAAAATGCTTTCTCTAGGTATTACCTGCAAGCACTTTACTATGTCAGAGCATACTTTCTTAAACAACACCATAGAGGAGTTGGTTATATCGTAGATCGCGTTATTCCCTGCGGCAATAGCTTGCTGACGAACCCCAACCAAAGCATCACCCTTAGGTGTAGTTCCGTCCATTGCCTCGTTAATGCCAGTGGCATCTCGAATCATTCTCAGGTAGTGGTTGTACAGGGATATAAACTCGTTGATGTTTCGGACACTATTTCCAATCTCTCTTATTGGTGGGTTTTGGAACCCTCCCTCTGGATTCTTGCTCCTATAATAGAAAACACCAGTTTGCTCGTAAATATCGTGAAGCTCCAAAGGCTGCAAGTCGCCTCCTTTTCCTAGCTGCACGTTTTCTAAACCCTCGATGTCAATAATGATGCCGTCTGGCTTAGCCTTAGCGATAGCCTGCTGAATCTTAAGGTGAGTGAGCTGAAGTTGATCCGCAAAACCAACACAACTGTCTACCATAGACTTAGGGAGCATTTCGTCTAGGTTTGTAGCCACCACAGAGTAAGAAAGCTCGGCCTTAGAAAGGTCGTGCATATTCTTAGGTTGATTGGTCTTCAAACCATAGTTAAAGATCATGTCGCAACCAACAATATAGCTGCCTCCGTACACAGTCGCATTGTCAATGCACTTTACTTCTCTTTTGTATACTGAGTTAGTTGGCTCTTTATAGTTCTCTCCTTTGTAGTAGAAGCCTATATTTCCGTGCTTGCTCTCCTTTTCCTCGAAGTGCATCTTGTCTACAGACAAAAACTCAAAGTCCATGACTTCCACCATGTACTCGTCATACCCAAACTTATTCTTGTTTAAGTAGTCGTCATAGCTAGAGTGATTTAGCTTTGAAGAATCGTAGCTATACTTCTTTGCGGCTTTGTCAGCTATGTATTTATATTGCTCTTCCGTAAACTGATCTCCAGCAATTCTTTTCAATTCCTGGATAGGCATCTTCCTTACATGCCCAGCGTATACTATGTCTCCAAAATTTGGGTCTTCAGTGTAGCTATGAACAAATCTAGCTGGATCTACATAGTGCGTCTTGATGCCTGTGTTCGGGTCGTTAGATCTTTTGCAAACAGCCATCCCCAAAACGGCTAAGTCGTTTACACACCTCCTGTATATAGCGTCACTAAAGTCGTTCCACTTTAAGGTCATGTTAGTAGCTATCTGAGCCGCTACCTCTGACGTAGACTTTATGTTGTTCCCAAGAAATATCTCTGCCTCTTCTAGGGTCTCAGGTATACTTTCTGTATCAGCAATCTGAATCCCTGTCTTTTTTTGAGCCTCTATAAGCTTTTCTCTGTTTTTTATTGTCGCCTCAATCTTTCTCCTCTGCTTGTCTTTTTCACTAGACGACAATGGGTCCACAGCCTCTAAGTTAGGATAAGGCTCTGATGATAAGATTTTGTTTACGACAATCCGAACAAACTTAGGCAGTATAGGGACTGGAGTAAAGTCCATATTCAAGAAGCTACCATCTCCGTTATTTGGGTCCAAGCTTGTTAGGAGCTGCCTGTATATTGTTGTGTCTTGGGTTCCGTTAGCGTACTTTCTATTTCTGTCGAAAGTAGTAACCCTTTTTTTCATCAAGGAGTTACTTTCCTCTACAGAACCCCACTGACCATGAATAGCCTTTGCGTATCTAAGGCCATACTCCCTACCTTCTTTTTTTGACCTTTCAGCCAAAGGGTCTGGAAAGTTAATACTGTTTTTGCCCTTTTTGCCGTACATGTAGATGCAAATATAATAAACTTAGCGATGCCACTCTTTTATCTTGTTTGTGCGGAAAAAAGACTTTGAATCGAAGTCAGATCTCTTCTTTTGGTCTTTAACTTTTTGTGCTCCAAGAAGGGCAAGTCCAGAGCTGATAGTCAAGTCGTACTTAGTCCTGTTGCTTATTTTGTAGCCGATCCAATCCTCAAGAGTGTCATTAAAATACATGTTTCCAAAATCAGCGGTTTCTGGTTTTATGCCGACATGATCATGTATGTAGGTCTCTATTGAGTGGGCGTGTGACTGTATGACGTCCTGAGAATTAGATGGAATCCCCTTTGTTCTAACAGTTTTTGCGCTAGTTGACAAATGCTTTGGCCTATCCATAAGATAGTCGTCGTAACCCCTTGATTCAAAGTACCTTACTATGCCGTACTTGTTGTTCTCCACTAACAATGGGTATCCATAATAAAACGCCGCCATCAACACGTCTTCGTAGAAAATGCTTGCTAAGTCAGGCCTGGAGGCGTACTCAAGCACAAACATGTTAGAAGGCACTTTGTCGTTCATGCAGAACTTATTGTACAGATGTAATGCCCCTTTAGACCCCCTACCGTCTACAGTCTCGTCTAGGTCATAAGAGTCTACTCCCCCAACACCATACTCCGCGTTAGAAGGGTACTTCTTTCCCTTGTTGTCAGAAAAGTTGTTCCTCATTTCTGCAGGTGGCTGCCAAGATATCCTGAACCTACCTCTTGCATCTGGGGAGAATATTACCTCCTTGTCTTTCTCCTTCCACATGAAGTTTCCCCTGACAACAGGGTTAGGAAACATATTGTTGTTCCAGTCTATCTGCTGATAGATCTTACCTATGTTGAATATACTCCCTTCAATACTGTCCCTGAACGCTTCATCTTCAGTTAAAGGGAACTGCCTGATTATCTCGTTAAGCTCAGACGGATCGTGCTTTAATGAATCCCGTTCATTCTTAAGGTATTGGGCGCTTCCTTGGTCAACTTCTTCCCCGTCTACTCCTTTTAACGTAGCAGCAGGATCATCCACCACAGGGTTGCCATAGAGATCAAAAAACCCCTCAAGAGCATGAGAAGCAGGGATAAAAATACGATATAGCCCGCTTCTGGTTCTTCCGTTGGCATTCCTTTCTTCTGGATTGGAATCCTCCCATAGCTTTTTATATTCTTCACCCCCTTTGTTCATTGGGTTGACTGTACTGCCAACCATTGCCTTCCCTACTATTCTTTTACCTACAATAAGGCAAGTCCTCTCTATTCTCCAAGCCTCTTTTATGTCTACTGGTTTTTCCCACTTTCCCGCTTCGTCGAGGTAGAGGAAATGGAGCTTTTCCCCGTCGTAGGCGTTATTGGTTGTGTTTTTCCAGTTAACGATTGTATTGAGCGCGTCGCCCTTTTGTGACGTCTTATTCTTCTTGGTGATTCGTTTTGATGGTTCCCGAAAAGCGAGTTCCATACGTGGGTTCGTTGTTCCATCCTGTATAGGTTTAAAGAAGAACGGATAGCTCCTAAACATTGGAATTACCTTCTTCATGAATATGTTCTCCTGGGCGTCTTTACCAGTCTTAGACTGAATACCCAGAAGCTTGTCTTTTACTTGCGTAGCTTCGTCAACAAGTACAGCGGCACAGATATTAGTATAGCCAGAACGCCTACACTTAGTATATAGCTGACCGATACAACGGGTATCGACCTCACACGCAGCCATGTGAATAAATATCTCACGCTGGAAGGCAAGATACGAAGGATATCCGATATCAATCTTACTCCACTGGAGAAACATATAGTGCCTCCCTGTAATGTACGTAGGCACGCCATTGTTGTAAAACCAAACGCCGTTACGCCTGCGCTCAAACTCCTTTTCGACATAAGAAGAAAACTTCGCTCGAAACTCGGAAGGTTTTTCGAACCACTCATCCATACTTCTAACCCTCGACAACTCCTGGGGCATAGGTATGCGTTGCCACACCTGCACTGCCTTTGGTTTGTCATGGAAGAGTATTTCAGATCGCTTTGGCTTTTTCGGAAGACCAACGTCAAGGCCGTGGAGTTCGAGTACCTCTCCTTCTTTGCCGTTAGGGTCCAGCCAAATAATGTCATCGGACCTGTCCATACCTATTGCTTCTGAATGAAGGTACTCCAGACTTTTTGTCTACCAATTCCATATACTTGCCGCAGTCACACTTAACGTCGTGACGCACAGTTCCGTCTATAACCTTGATTGTTACCCCAGACACTTCGGATGTTTCACCGCACTCACACTTGTATTTACTCATTGTTCATTTAATTGTACCCCCACCTGGACTCGAACCAGGGACCTACAGCTTAGAAGGCTGTTGCTCTATCCAGCTGAGCTATAGAGGCATAAGTTACTTAACTAAAGACACACTTCCTTTAAGTCGGATAGTCACCTCTCTTTCACCCCTAGCGTTTATAATCCAAGAGTATGTTCCATTAGGCGAGTAGTGATTACCCCCCATTACAGATCCATCCCATTTTGTTTGAGGGTCATTCGACCTGAATACCACATCTCCCCACCTACTGAATACGACCATCTCCCACTCTATCCAGTAATCAGGATCTTGCGTCACAGCAAAAAAAGAATCATTTAAACCGTCGTTATTGGGTGAAAAAGCATTAGGTACGTATATAACCTGCTCTTCTTCTATTCCTGGAGGGTCTTCATCACAAAGATTTCCTGTCAGACAGTCGATCCATATCTCTTGGACTAAATACTCGTAAACAGTATCGGTTTGATATACATATGTAGTGTCAAAGACGTATGTGGTGTCGTTTACGTACACATATGTGGTGTCGTATATATACTCTGACTCATACACCTCCACCGTGTCTGTGAAAAAATATTCGATCGTATCGGGAGGTAGCTCTACATACTGAGTCAAGGTATCTACTTGGTAAACAGTATCCGTAGTATAATACCATATGTCAATGTACAGAGTATCAGTCAGATACGTGGTGTCGTTAAAGTAATACTCTATGGTATCTGGAGGTAGCTCTACATAAACTGTATCTACCACATAGATCGGATCTTCCTGTTCGCAGGACACCCACCAATTTTCAAGTTCTTGGTCAGGATACGAGCCTGTAGACCCCCACTCAGTTCCGTCCCCATTAGCCCCTGTAGTGGCCCACCCCCCATCAGCGGCATACCATGTATTGGAGTAATTTATTTGCCAAACTACAATCTCAATGCACTCGCCTAAACCGATCCAGTAATCTATAAACTGTGGAGCGCAACAACTCTGCCCTCCCGTAAGAAAAGGGTCGTTCTCACAATCCGTTTCATAGGGGTTGTCTAACTGCATCACCACCGTGTCCCCAGAGTACAGCGGCATATCTATATCAAAGTCACCACCCCAGTTGCTTGACATAGAATTCAAGCTAACCCCGTAAGTCCATCCCAAGTGATTTGCACTGGGTGACAGGTCACAAGGACCAGGGGGGTCCCAAGCCTCATCGATTCCTGGGACGTGCATCCCGATCATCAACATATTTATTGCCCCTGGAGTAGCCTGATAGCCCTGCATGCCACAACCTTCGCTATTTACTATCTCTAGAGTCACCTCGTAGGTGCTTAAGTTGACGTCAATGATGTCTACATCACATTGAGCAGAAGAAGCGGCGCTCAATATCAATAGCCAAATAGCAAATAGTCTTTCTTTCATTCTATTCAATTATGTCGGCGAGGTGGGGATTGAACCCACATGTGACCGATTACTCTTTCTACAAGATATAAGCTTGAGGAGATACTCACCGAGTTGATCACTTGCTGCTTCTTTTCTTAGGTCTATTGTTAGCCCTATTTATTGAAGCCTTTAAAAATCTACGTATGCGCCCAGACTCGTGAGCGGCGTCCAAGCCATCACCGTTACCATACGTCCCTTTTTTGCGGTTATGCTTATTAAGTTCCGCGCGGTACTTTTTGGCAGCTTCGGTTTTACCGTACTTTTCATACTCCTTTTTGTAGTTCCTAGCTTTCATACTCTCCGTTCCACTCCTCGTTAAAATAAACGTGGTTATTGTTATGCGAAGATACCCAATTAAACGATCCCGCGTATAGCGTATGGTTACTTGCTGAATTTCTCTGCGAATCCGCCTGTGTAGTCTTTTTGTTCCTCGACTTCTCCATTTTGTTTTAGGTCTTTAATCATTTGCTCTAAAGACTGCCTCTCTCTAAGTAATTCCTTACAGTCTATAGCTGTTTGCTTTACCGATTGTAATTCAGCTTTTCTGGCGCTTCCATTTATCTCTTGATCTACTGGCTTCTTAACCTCTTCAATCATATTGTCTATAGCAATAGACATAGCATCCATCAATCTAGTAGCTGCACTTAGGGTGTCAAAGCTTGTAGAGGAGTCTTTCTGCTGGGATCCTGTAGTATTCCGTGCCATCTATTGTGATTCTATAGTCAATGTTCTTTTGAAATCCTACAACATCCCCTTTATGTACGCCTAGTTCTTCTAAGTCAGGGGTGTCAAAAGAAACAACCCCTTTTTCTACGGGGTCTTCCTTGAAGGTTACAACGTCTATTTCCGAAGAAACTTCTTCTTTATCTTCTTCGTAAGGCTCAAGCAAACACCACCCAAATAAAGGACGTACAACCCCATCTTTTTTGCTCTTATACGCGATAGCTTGATTATTGATCGTACCGTCGGAATCGCACCTGACGAGATATTTATCATCTTCACCAGTAAGCGGTTGACCGTCATTAACAACCACGAGGTGGTGGAAGTAAAGAGTGTCCCCAGGTTCGACGTGTGTGTCGTACTTACATGGGGCCGCCACGACCTCTCCTTCTGTGACTCTGTGTTTGAACTCATTGAACTTTGGGTCTACATAAATCTCCAGCCCAGAGCTGGTCTTTATTGTGTCTTTCACTCTATTCTCTAGGTGAACGACAAACAAATCAAGGGGTCTCATTGTATTAAAAATTTAAGTCAAACTCTATAAGACAAGGTACGCTGTCTACTGCTTTCCACAAAACAGTTCCTTCTGAATTTTCTATGTACACGAGATACCTGCACTTCCCATACTTATACAGGTAAGACTCATCTTGAAGTATAGCAGACACCTTCCCGTCTCCTGCCCTCATGCCACAGTAATACGCCATAGCATTTTTAGGGTCTTGTCCAATGACAAGCTTTCTTATCAATCCCTCCATTAGTTTAGAGAAATTCCGAGATCTCCGAGCATATCAGTGAAGTCATCTTCATACTGCTGATCCATAATCTCTTTTATTACCTCAAGCTCCTGTCTACCGTCTAGGTTGTAGCTGAATATACTTTTTAGTTGGACCTCTTCGTCGGGCGACACCTCCGCGTCCCAATCTATATCAATTACACCTAGGACTATAGCCGACATCACCCTATCTTCGTATCCGTAATCTCTTATGAGATTCTCTAATTTTACGACGAGAGAGTATGCTTCGGATATAAACTCCTTGTCTTTTGAATTCATACATCAAAGATAGGTAATCATGCCAAAGTCTAGAGTCAGCAAGAAGAAACTGTTTAGGGAATTTTCTTTCTTAAAGGATAGGTATGTAGGTAAAAATTACTTGAAGCACATACATTCGTCAAGAAAAGAGTTTTGCGACCAGAACGGAGTAGCTTGGAGGCACTTAGAATTCATGTTGTGGGCCTACGACATGGAGTTTTTTACTATAGACTACGCCGCTAAAGAGTACAACATGAACAGGAGCAATATGGCGAACAGGTTCGTGTATCCATTGGGGCAAGACGAGCTTATATACAAGCACTTTGACAGGCTTACCCCCTCAAAGACTCTAGAAGACCATTTGTTTAGAGATGAAACTAAGTACAACTACAGGGTGAGGTATGCTCTGTCACAGAAAGCGCGTCTAATGGTTCAGAGGTTTTACAATAGCCTGGAAGCTTTATAGTCCTAAGTTGTAATAAGTATTGGCGTCTTGCTGTAATGAAGACCTACTACTGATCTTGGGCTCACTCCAAAATATAACCTCCTGCATATTTTTTTCTAGGTATTTACCAAAAGTTGTCGGTGGGCCTGAAAAAAGACTTTGCACTTCGAACGTCAAGGTCTTGTTTCCTGAAGCCTCTAAATTATCATCTACGAACAAAGAGAAGTCTCCGCTGCTGTCTACAGAGAAGAAATGATATACTTGGCTCCCTATGGGTTTAGACCATGCGTTGTACTCGTGAAGAAACGAATTAGTTTGTGAGGCCCCAAGGGTGTAGAAAGACCCGTTACGCTCGTATCCTAATGTTGATGGGCCAGAAAACCAACAGCGCCGTGACCCAGTGCTAGAAGGTATTTCCGCAATCATTGAAAAGGAAAACTCAGAGAAAGAAATTGAGCTTGGCATAAAAAGAGTACTTTGAGCCGACCCTAATATCGCTGGGCGTCCATTTTCCTCTATTATAGAACCAGAATCACAAATCTTAGGCTGATTGTCTGGATCTACCTGAGTAACATCTTTGTTGTTTCCACTAGCGTCGTACCACACCGTTATAAATCCATCATTACTTCCGCAGAAATTGATAATAGATGCGGTATCTAAGTCTCCATTATTATCAAACCCTATGTCTACCTCATTGTCACTTCCAGACTCTCTAATCCTAACACATCTTGCTGTTTTACCAGATAGCCTTCTTACAGAATACGCAGCGGACGCATTTAAATGGCTATCTAGGATACCTACAAAGGCTTCATTTGAGTAGTCGTCTTTTGTTATTCCTATTCCTAGCATAATTCAGTGAAGCTTTATAACCCGTAATAGGTGTTTAAGTTTGACTCGATGTTCCCTTGATCAGTGCTGTTTTTAGCCTCACTGAAAATAATAACCTCCTGAATAGTACCGTCTATCGGCCTATCGACATAGGTTTCTCTTCGGTTGCCTAAAGCCATATCGTCGCCTGCTGCGCCTATTGATGAATTTCCAGACACAGCGGATCCATCTATATACTGTTCAACTATCTCCGTACTTACGTCGCTTATACTAGTTGACAGAACTTGTGTACCAAAAGTATAACCCCCTGTGTCTTGGTCGAACGTTTGGCCGCCTAGAGTTCGCAAAACAGAACCTAGGTGTCCTCCACTATATGATGTCCCTACAGCAAAAGCCGCCCATTCACCAGTTATGAAATCTGGGCTTAACTGAACAGCTATTCCATTTCCGTTAGATATCTTAACTACAGTAAACACACTTAGGTCACCTTTGTCCCAAACTGACGTTGGCATAGCTAAAGTGTTTTCGAAAAACTTTATCGCTGGCTTCCCTCCTTCGTTGATTATGGAGCCGTCATAAATTTTAGGCTGAAGGTCAGGATCCGTTTGACTTGCGTTACGACTATTCCCACTAGCGTCGTACCACACCGTCACAAATCCATCATTGCTCCCACAGAAGTTAGAGATTACTGCAGCGTCTATGTCGCCATTATTATCAAACCCTATATCTACCTCATTGTCACTTCCAGACTCTCTGACTCTAATGCATTTTATTGATGAGTCAGACAACCTTCTTACAGAGTACGCAGCAGAAGCGTTTAAATGGCTATCTAGGACGCCTACAAAAGACTCGTTTGAGTAATCATCTTTTGTTATTCCTATTCCTAGCATAATTCAGTCCTCGTATTCAGGGAACCATCCCGCTGCATCGACTTCAGCTTGCGTTAACCTGGTCCAGTTTGATATCAAAAGAGTGTCGCTAGAGATAGTTCCTCCCTTAGCTGTGTTTATAGCATTGGTCAATGCAGTAGCACCTGAAGAAGAAAGCTCTGAGCAAAGGCTTACAAGTTCGGTAGGGTCAGCCTGTGCGTGTACCTTAACGTCTATGCTGTCGTTCGCTACAAAAGCATACTCATGTGTAGTAGGGTGCTGTATGGCAGAGAACCTCCTTTTAGTTACATCATTTTTCTGCTTTACAGAATCAGGACGAGTTAGGCTCCACCATTCTACTGATATCCTGTCTGCTCTATCAGAGTCAGAAACCCCGTTGTGAGGCGGTATAATTACGTATGTTTTTGACATTACCAGATCTTATAGGTTGTCCCTGAATACTCTGGGTCTTTGTACGCCTTCATAACTCTTCCTCTGTTTTCAGTGGGAGAGTTGTATGAGACATGAACCCAGTCGGGATTTGTGTCATCACCAAACTCCCATATGAGCTGATCGAAATCCAAGCACTCTTTGATATAGAAGAATATGTCTGCATTGCTTATTCCGCCAAGTACATCAGCATCCAAATCCAAAGCGCGGCCTTGAGTGTGCTGAGAAGTAGGACTGCCGCCGATAGCGGAATTAAGCTTTGGCGACCTGTATCCTGACGAGACAAAGATCGGTACTCCCGCGTGATCTCGGAGAGGTTGAAAGACATGCTTAGCTACTAGCTTAAGGTTAGTGATCTGCGGGTCGTCAGGGATGTTTTTTAGTCCTAGGCGCTTGGCCGTCGTGCTTCTTACCGCTTCTCTTAGACTCAAATTTTTGGACAATTTCATTTTGCTTCTTATTGAAGTCCTTAGTTTTCATTCTGGGGTTAAAGTATCCCTTCGCCCCCATTAACCGCGACAAGAAGCAGCGGTCTTTCGACCCTTACCAAACCCAATCTTAGCCATGCCTTTCTTGCAAGCCCCGTAATTAACGGTCTTAGGCTTCTTTTTCTTCGGTGGCTTTGGAGCAGTACTGGTTTTCTTGCCCCGCTCCCCTGCCATTTGTGAAGAAGGCATAAACCTTGGTGAAGCAGGGGCCACGTTTTTTCTTTTCTTCTTGGCAACAGGCTTCTTGATCATGACTTTCGCTGCCTGACGTTATATTCTCCCCCTCCAATTACTCCTCCAGCTACAGCACCCATCAAAGCCTTCATGAGCTTTTGATTTCTCCTCTTCTTGTAGTCTCCAGCCAACTGACTCTCGCTACCCTGAGCTGGCAACTGCCTTTTTCTAGCGAGATAATTTCTCTGCTTCCCAGCTTGCCTAGACTCTCTCCTTTTTACCCTGCCACCTTTATCAAACTTCTGACCTGGCGCGGGCGCTCCACCCTGTCCCCTCATTCCTTCGAGCATTTCCATCAGATCCTCTGTTCGGGAAGCTCCAGGACCGCCTTGTGCCTCGTTAGAAGCTTCTGCCCCCCTCTGCTTTCCATCAAATGTCTCTTCGTCGAGTACAAACTCTCCGTTCTCGTCCTCTACAATAGGGTAGTCCTCGTCACCGATCATCATATTGCCTTCCTCATCTTGAGAAACAGCATATTCGTTCCAGTTCCCGTAAACCTTTACCTCTTCTCCGTTAGGGGACTCATAAATGACAAACTCACGGTCGCCGTCACGCTGTACAGGACCAGTGTATTGACCAGTCATGGTAAAGCTGTTCCTACCTCCTGCCCTTTTCTCCATAGATTGACGGATCATGTCCGACATTGAGTTGCTATCCATCATTTTCTTTTTCTCTTAATGGCTCGTGCCATCTTTCTTTCAGCGCGGAGGTCAGCTTTGTCAGCCCCTTGAGCTACAACCTTGTTCTTCCCTTTTACACCTCTCCCCTTTAAGACGTCAGCCATAGTAACCTTACCGTCTCCAGTGAGGTCAGGAAACTTACCCCCTTTCTTGTAGGATTTTTTTGGTTTTGCCATCATGACTTCTTCCTATCAGTAATGATCATATTTACCAAGCTGTCGATATAACCGAACACCTGGTTGTCCTTTTCCGTTGGGGTGAGGTTTACCACCACCTTAATGAGCGCAAGAACTCCGATTACAAGCTCACCTAGATTGTCAAGAATAAAATCCATGAAACAAATATATTAGATATACAGATTCAAGTAGAGACCTACCTGTACTTACTCTGTCGCTTATCCTTTTTGACTAGCCCAGACTTGCTCTTCTTAAGCTTGTCCTTGACCTTAACCTTGAATCCGTCTCCTTCCCCCTTGGCTTTGAACTTCGTGAGGCGACCCCCGCGCTTCTCCACCCTCTTGCCCTCTACCTGGATCTCCTTACCGTCAACCTCTACGCCGAAGCTGCCCTTAGTAACCTTCCTTTTCTTGGCTTTCATGACTTTCCTGCGTATTTCCTGGCCTTCTTAGTTACCAGATTAGGGTACTTGTATGCCTTGTGAGTGTTCTTCCTGGCTACCGCCTTCAAAGCTCTCATAGCCCCCATGTTCTGGGGCTCGATCCCCTTAGTCTTGTGCTTCCCGCTCTCCAGCTCCTTGAGAAGTTGCTTAACACGGGGTCCTTTCTTAGCCTTCATAGCACAAATATAAGAAGATAGTTCTTGCGCCACTCACAGCATTAAGTGTAACAGACTCTTGACTCCTCAACACTACCAAAAATACTTTGGAAGGCTACTTACAGAAGCTTTTGAAGTGTCATCCGCTAGGCTGCTCAGCGAAGTTACAGCAGAAAATTGACATATGCAAGTCTTGAAGGTTCCCTTGAACGCACCAGGACTAACTACCTGTCATAGAACAGAATAACCCGCTTAAAAAAGGGGTGAGTAATACAGATCTTGGGGATTCTACGTATATATACACGCCACACGCCCGCACCCGAAACGCATCCGCGCACCCCGACCCCCTGCATAATGCGCACCGTCGGCAAAACATTCTGGCTTTTACCCTAGACAGCCTAGTTGCTATAGCAGGCTCAGTATCAGTAACTTAAAGCAGGTTGGTTGCAGCACCGATTGAGGTTCAACCCTCCTACGGAGACATTCTCAGACACAGGACAACCCACCCCCTAATCTCTTACGCATCAAACCGCACTCCATTCCGCCTGCATTATACACGCCGAATAGCACATGGTTTCATGTAGGAAGCTTTGCTTCGCGAGGGCTTCGTTGGTTGACGTTTATTCCGACCCTATTTGGCCTCCATCGCTTAGCTGTTAAGGGCCTCCCGTCATGACACATCAGCTGGGCGCGGCTCATGTACACGTCATGCGAATCTTCGGCGCCTGTTTCCCCGTGCATAATGCGGACGCGGAAATCGCACAGGAAGATTCTCCCTCCAATTTTGCCCTTATTTCGAAAAGTTGTCCATATCTTTGTGGTCCTCAGCAACACCGCTGGGATTCAGAAACACTGACACATGGCAAACATGACATACACACTCTCTGCAGAGCAGAAGTCCTGCATCACCCTCCAAGGCCGTAAGGCCGCTAACAAGGCTCTTTGGGCCGCCGAGAAAGCCGACCACAAGGCGCTGTCTGTGTGGGAGGCTAAAAAGCCCCGCAAGGCGAAGAAGGTCACCAAGCGAGCTGAGAAGCTCAAGGCCGCCTCCATCCAAGCGGTCTTTGACTCTGTGTCTGACACACACAGCAGAACCATTAAGGTTCTCCCCACGAAGCCCATTGACCAAAAGGTCCAGTCGGTTGCCGCCAAGTCGCTGAAGCGGAAGGCTAACAAGTCCGCCAAAGACTCGAACGGGAGGCTTGAGGCTCAGGCACAGAAGCAGAGCTTGAGACAGGCAGAGACACGAGCCGCTAAAGCGGAGCGGACAAAGGTTGTCTACGACATCGACACAGACACACGGAAGGAGGTCCCCAACCCTCCAGCCAACCCTCGGAAGGCTCATGTCATCACACAGACATGGATGGACTACGCCGATGTCCCATCTCACTTGGACATGGATGACGCTGTCCGCTACGCCGCCCTTCAGGATGGCTACGGCCAAGCCGCTGACGAAATCTCAATGGATGACTGCCTCTGAATCACAAACACATGACAGACATGACAAACACACTCACACCGCTCCAAGAGGAGCTTCTGGACACGCTCTACGACCTCCGTTCTTGGAATCGAATCAACGATTTCGTTGTCCGCAAATTCGAGGACACAGACACACGGCTCCGTGTCCTGCGAGCTTTGGAAGCTACTCCAATGGACGCTGACTACATCGATTGGCGCTATGTCGTGGACTGCGCTATCCGCAAGTTACTCTGACACACACACAAGATCGAAACACACATGATGACACGACTTTCAGACCGCGCTTTGGAGCGCCTCGACTTCTTCTCAATGCTTGGCTCATTTGGATTCTGCCTCCCCTTCGGATATTTCGGTGAGTGGGCCATACCTGCCTCTTGGTTGGTGTGTATGTACCTGTGGATTAACGCAAGCCACGAAATGGGCAACCGAAGCCTTCACCCGAACGGAAACGTATAACACAGACACACACATGATGAATTTTTCTTCCCCCCCGACTCCTATGGAGTTCACGTCCAAAGCCGCTGACTACCTCTACGGCATCTTCCACGAAGACCCGTTCCTGTGCAGTGCCTGTATTGGGCTTGCCGCTGACAAGGTGGAGCACCTCGAACGGAAACAACGTCTCACAGACATGACGATTGGCGCCCGAGGGAACACACAGGCAGAACTGCACCAAATGCGAAAGGCGTTGAATGCCATGCTGTCCTACGCCGCTGAGGTCTATCCACACACACTGGGTTGCACGATGGAACCTGCCTTCAATCGCCACGTCAAGGCGTAACACACCGACACAGACACACATGGTGCAAGGAGGGGTTCGACTCCCCTCTGTGTCTCTCACAAACACACACATACAAGATCGACACACACATGACAGACATGACTCACACCCTCAAAGAAGGCGGTCCCTACGCCTCCATCATTCTCAACGCCGCTAACTACCTCAATGCAGAGGTTAAGGTGTTCTCAAACAGACACGGAAAGGCGTGCCCTGTGTTCAAGCTCCCCTGTGGGATGTGCGAAGTGTACACAGATGCAGAGATGCAGGACATGGCGCTCAAGCAATCGATGTTTGAGGCAATCTACCCTAAGGGTAAGAAATAAACTTCATCAGAAATTAGGATAAGTGGAAAAGATGTGCTTATCTTTGTAGCCGACAGCGACACAGGGTCAACGTCACAAATCAGAAACATACACTCACATGAGCTTCAACACAAGAATCGCCGACTTCACGGCACGGACACAACAGGCTGTGCAAGCCATCACCACTGCCATCATGAACGGCGAAGAATTCCACGCTGTGGAGATTGACCACAAGGATGGCCCCTTCACTCGCTTTATCCCGCTCCCATCGCCACAGACGGCAGGGACAGAGACACAGAAGCTGTCTTATGCACAGATGAAGGCAAGAGTCCTTGTCGAGAATCACTACGGCATTGAGTACTGAGCACACACACACACCCAGAAGTCCCACGGAGGCTGTATCCGTAGCAGAGGGAGGACGCTCCTAACTGCGAAACAGGCAGAACCTGTTTAGGCACACACGGTGACCCGAAAGGGTGGAGGTTCGATTCCTCCTGTGTCTCTCACATTCAAGCACTAACACACATGACTCCAATTACCTTTTACCCCTACTGGACATTCGCCGCCGATGCTTTCGGTCGGACCCTTTTCAACAAAGCGGACTGCTACGTTGTCACCCCGACGAATATAAAGCAAGGTGACATGAACGCTTACAGACCCACACAGGGTTATGGGGTTCAGTACACACAAATGGGGGCAACCATCCCGATGCTTGAAAAAGGCATGGACAGCGCGGTACACACAGAGACACTGATGCGAAGCTTCCGAAATCAATTCGATAAGGCTTGGTTTCACGCCGCAACCCTTGAGAAAAACCTTGGGGAACCCCACTGCATCCACACATGGGTAGATGGTGAGAACTTAGAGGTGGGTGTCTTCCGCCTCTACCCTCACAAACACTCTGCTGAGTTTGCGCAAAGGAGCACAACGGATTCGGCGGACTTCATCCTCGACGTATCTCAGCTCGAACACTTAGAAACAATTTCAGCATGACACAAGACGAAATCCAAAAGGTGCAACAGGCACTCATGTTGGCGGAGATGTTCTTCATCGCCACCCCCATCGACACCATAGAGAAGATGGGTAACCCGCTCGGCAAAGTGCTGGGTGAGGCTGTCGGTATCACACTCAAATACACAGACTAATACGACTGACATGAACAAGTACACAGAATCAGACTACAAGCGGATGCACCAAGGCATCATCGAAGACATGGTTGACTCCTGCCTTGGCAGGTGGCACGACGCAGAGTGTGACCCGCTCGAAGCGCGTGTCTACCGCAACATTGCCTCCATGCTGGAAGACCTTCGTGACGTAAACGACAACGTAGAAAACGTCAATGTATGGGTGAGCGCCGCCAACGAAGAAGACGCAAACACAAGATCGAAATCATGAACGTATATTTAGTTTTCGCCCCTAACGGGGACATCTACCACAGACACGAGGAGTTCCTCATGGATGACCTACACGACCATATGGAATCAGGTGAAGTCACGCTCAAGGCTTGGCGCAATGATGAGCACCTTGACGACCACAGAGCACCGATGTTCACCCTCACAGGGAACAAGGCCGTTCAGGAGTGGCTCAACCAAAGGTTGTAAAATAAAGTCCTAAGTAAATTTGGAATTGTCAACTTCTTATCCTTATCTTTGGAGTCCCCAACGGCACTACTGCCACAGGGAAAATCAGAAACACACACATGAACTACGAATCCTACAAGCGTGACCTTGCGGTCCGCATCCTCCGCCGCCTCGGATACAAGGCCGACGACTCCCTGCACACTGCCGTTGACTCGGTTATGCAGACCCTCGACGAATTCCTCCCCACGGACGACAGCCCCAATCGGGGACACACTACACTGGTAGACCTTGCCCCTGTGTATGAAGTGGACGAGTGTCCTAACTGCGGCAAGGAGAAAGTCCAATACAGCGACACCTACGAATTCTGCAACGAGTGCGGATACACCTTCAACTGAGTCACTATCATCAACACACAAACACAAACACACATGACAATGATGAACGATAACACCAACACCCGCTCCTTTGCGGAAGCTCTCGGCAAAGCCATCTCATTTGGCTCCTGTATCACCACCTGTGATGCCCTTCTCAACCCCCAGTCCTATGGGTACTTCTATCCCGCCTACGACACCGACCCAATCGTGTGCTCACCGACAGACCCAAAGGGGACGTTCGAGTATTGGATGGACTTCATGCAACAGGCACAGAGGTTTGCTACCAAGAACAATCAGGACCCTGACACATGGGGTATCCGAATGGTATTCAACCACGGCAGGGGGTCGGTGAACCTCGATCTTGTGCGTGTGGAGTACATCAAGGAGAAAATGCTTGACATGGCAGAGAACGACAAGTGGGCGTGTCCAAGCACCATCTACAAGTTCGGACGCAATGAGGATGTCGAGTCTGTCTACCTCACCAAGGAGGGGCGCTCCCCGTACCCCCTTGACGATGATGGACGGGAAGATGTTCAAGCTGGAGAAGACAGAATGATTTTCGAAGAACTTGGATTCACATCCGAGAAGGGTACAGACCCCACGGACTCACTTGACGAGTGGAAGTGAGTACCCCGCGCCTATAGCTCAGCGGTTAGAGCATCCGACTCATAATCGGCAGGTCCTTGGTTCAAATCCAAGTAGGCGCACAACAATCTCCTGTTCAGAGGTGTGAATTGGTGTAGATGGATTCTATGCCCGACCTCACCACATTTGGGAACAGGTGCGGAATGCCCCATCCGATTATTACGACATGGGGAAGTCGTCGAAGTGCACTCGGCGCACACCAATCCCCATAGCTCAACGGATAGAGCATCGGTTTCCTAAACCGCAGATAGAAGTTCGATTCTTCTTGGGGATACAAAAATAAATTTGGTAGATACAAACATTTGACTTATCTTTGTCCACGGCAATTCAGCCAATCAGAAAACACTCACACTTATGGCATACAAGAAAGCCACCACTTACACTCATCTCTCCCTTGACTCACGAGTCGATTGGATTTCAGACGAACGCGGAAGCGGAGATGGCATATGGATTTACCTGAAGGACGGATGCCGCAATGCCGTTCTCGACAGCGGGTTTATACACGAACACACGATTAAAGAATGCTGTGACCAGCTCAACAACGACACTTACAAACTCTAATACTCACACTCATGAACACTACACTGCGCACCGCATCCCACTACTTCATCATCGACTCCATCGGTGGCATGAACGAGGGCTACTCAGAGACTACCTGCCGCCGCATCGAGGATGTCGTGGCCCCCGAATACGGCAAAGCTATGGTTGAGGAATACCTCGACCAATGGATGAATGACAGGGCCTTGTACTACAACGAGACCTACGACCTTGACCTCAAGTTCAACCACGAGGAATGCCCCCGAGGTGGGTGGCACAAGGTCACCCCAATCTTACCTGATGACACGGAGGTAGAGGAATTTCAAACGCTCTTTATCCAAGTGTATGACGGGGTGATGCTTGGAGACGGCGTGGTTGTGTATGACCAAATAGACGACAGCGTTCAAACCATCTGCCCCCGACACACAGCCATGCGTATCGCTGAGGAGGCTACCTCCATCGAGACGGAGCGCATCAAGGCTAAGGTGTGCGAGGTGACCAACCACGGCGGGTGGGATAGGCACTACGCCACCAACCTCATCCACGCTTACGACTCACTCGCTGACGTAGTGCGTTGCCTTGAGTTCCCACAGGGTTGTATGGTTGACATCGACGATGTCTGCCTACACTTCTTCCCTGTACGGGCCATGAAGGTCATGACCTACAACGGGAACAACGTAATCATCACACTCTAATACTCACAACTATGTGCGACTACAACTGGAAACAAGAACGCATTGACGGCGTCATGAAAGAAATCGGTGACATGAGCTTCACTGATATTGCAAAACTTATCCTGACTGAACGCTACCACAGAAAGGCGAAGGAGATTGAGGTTGAATGGTTGGATGAACTCGCCACGACACTGCGCAATGGCGACAGATTTAGCGAGACTGACCTGTACGACGAGCTGATGGGCGACCCGAAGAAAGAACTCACCCAACGATATAAGGACCAATGAACAACTTATCTATAGACCAGCGCAGACAGCTCAATAAGATTGTTGCCGCTATCGAAAATTCAGAAGTGGTTGACTATGTATGGAACGCACTCGACCACGACATCACAGACACCATCGAAGGGGACCATTATGAGTCTGGAAACTTTGAGGACGACCTACAAAAATTCATCTTCGGGTGGGTCATGGGGGAAAAACTACCTAAGCAATGAACTGGTACATATACAACTTCCATGGCGGCGGCTGGAATTCATGCCAAGCCACAAACATTCGATCCGCCCGCAAGAAAGAAGCCGAGAGGTGGGCAGGCTCACCCAACCTCATCCCCAAGGATGATTCCTTCAAGAAGGTGACTTGGACGGAGATTGAACATATATACAGAATGACAGCAGACTAATGAGAGACATAATTAAAACCGCAACCTTTTGGGAGCTGGTCACATGGACCTGCTTAGTATTAATCGGATGGACCATCGCTGGGTCTGTCGCAAACTACATGACATGAAACGTAAATACTGGACAAACGAAGAAGAAGAACAGCTCGTTGAGTTGTACGAGAATTACGCTGAAGAAGACGGAACCTTCCCCGCCTACAAGGTGAAAAAGAAAGAGTTGATTTCAGGCAGGGACATTATGTCACACAGGCGTAAGCTGGAGCGAGACTGGAACATCAAGACGATTGGATCAGCGCGCATGATTTCTCACAAGGTTGACTACAAAGCCATCTACGAGGCACACGTGAATGGGTGCACCACTCGGCAGATTGGGAGGGATTTTGGAATCTCACACCAGTCTGCTCGCACTGCGATTGACAGGTACAAGAGGGTGAACGGACTTCAGTCTGCTGAATCAAAGACAGGCTGGAGCGCCTCAGAAGATGCACACCTTCTTGATTTCGTCATGAACAACACGAGGCGGGACGGGCAGGTAAAGTGGATTAACCTGAGTGACAATGACGTGTTGCCTGGCCGAACTAAGATTGCCATGAACAAGCGTTGGATAAAACACCTAAAGGCTGACTACGTTTGGGACGGCAAGGTGTGGACCAATGCGAACACCCCAGAACCTAAGGTCACGGCGACCAAGGCTAAAACCACACGCCGCTCATTCCTGTGGGGGGCCTACACCATTGTAACAAAGGAAT